TTTTCCTCCTTGGGCTAGGGAGGTGTCTTAATCGACAATTAATTTCGTTAGGTACCCATTCGAGACAGAAGGGGCGAAAACAGCAGTCTTGCAGCGATATATACGAAAACATCACGGATTTGATTACGCACGCAATCTCACAAATAAGGCCAACATGTCGAAGTACTTTAAGATAGAGTTCAGCCAGAAAGATTGTGAACATAGCGAGACTTGTGGATGTAAGATTAAATTGATAGGCATACATGATAGAACGGTGGATATGACTCTTGAGGCGAAGGGAGGTACGATAGAGGAACAACTAGGCCAGCTTAGTGCACATATAGAAGCTAGCTGTAGAATGTATCCTGATCGATTCCCAGGAATAAGTGAGGAAAGGGAGTTTAAGATGAAACTTAGGAAGGACGGAACTATAAGATTAATAGATCCTCCATTTCATACTGCTCCAACATGGCCTCAGGAAACTAAATTGAGTACTGCGAATCCTCAAGTGAAAGAAGCATATAAAAGAGCGGATTTCAGATACTTTAGTCGTAAGTTTCCTTCAAGGCATCTTCGGTGGGATGATTGCGAAAAGTATATGTGGGCTGATTTGGTAGATATCACAGATCGATGTGGTAGATCTGAGATCCCCACTCTTTCACAACTTTGTATGAGAAAGCTTTCTGCTTTCCAGATGGCCTTTGGTAAAACAAATGGACACCCTCATGTTATTGCCGCTAGTGATGGAATGATGACTGGGAAGTATCAAGATGCGCTGCTCTCTATGAGCCGTCCCCCACTTCCTGGTAGAGTTCGTGAACCTATTAAATACCTTGGTGAGGCGATGGATTGGCTATATCGACAATTAGGAGTAAATTTGGAGAATAAGATCCCTTTTAAGTTGTCCTTGCGTCCTTTGCGAGGAGCTTACTTAGGTGCTGCAAGTGGACAGAATTACTCTGCAGTGCGAAAGATTATTACTGGCGAAGATTTGGAATTCCCAGTTAAAGTTGCCGCTCGAGGAAAAAAAATTGATTCAATAAGTCAGGATTTAGAAGATATGTTAGAGTACTTAAATAGTGGTAAAGAGCCAGGTATCACTTGGGTGTGTCCTCCTAAGGTAGAAAATTTCTTTTCTTTTGTGAAACAACAAACAGATGAAGAGTTTGCATCATGGTGTAGAAAACTGAGAATTTTTAATATTCCTAATTCTATCTTTAATCATCTGGAGAGACTTACATGTTATGTTCGACATCTTAAAGAGCGTGGGCGTGTAATTCGTATAGGACATAGATGGCCAAAAGGTGGTGCAGACTCTATTGCCAGGTGTTTAGGGATCGAACTTGAAAACCATTTAAAGCCGATTTTGGTGGAAGGTGACGCGAAGTTGTTTGATCAGACAGTACGTGACTTATTTGTGAACCTGTATTTCTCTACTATGGGCGTGCACTTTGATAAAGATTCAGAGGATTACCCTGCATTTGAACGTATTGTAAAATTTCTTCTGAAAAATATGCTAGATAGAATAACGAAGTTGTTTGGTGATATGTGGGGCATTGTTCATGGAGGTGTCCCATCAGGAGCTTATAATACCTCTCATATGGATTCATGGATTATGGCAATGTACTTTGCTCTTTTTGGGGTGTATCAGCTCCATACTGCACCTGAAGAAATGAGAGAAAGTTTAGAGTTGCATTTGTATGCGCAGATAAGGCTGGTTGTTTATGGGGATGATCACTTGTATAATAAAGGTGAAGGACCTGAGTCGACTTTCTTTTCTGGTACGTTGTTTGCTAAATTTATGAAAGATCACTTTGATGTTGAAATCCGAGATATGAAAGATGGGGTGACATTTCTTTCTGATATACGAGAAGGTATTCTCATGAGATGTGGTGCTACTTTTCTAAAGCATCAATTCGTGTTAAATCCAGTCAAAGGAAATGGGCAATGTACTTATTTGCCATTTCGTGAGACAGCTGAATTTATTGTACGTAGTGCGTGGAGTCGTGACACCCGACAAAGAGATGTTATTGATGTTATTCTGTCTGTGTTGGGACAGGCGTATGCTACTTATGCTTCAAATGAGGATGCGTACCGTCGATTGTTATTGATTTACGAGGAACTAGTTGCTACCGTTGGTTCATCTGAGAATTTATCCCAATTGTTACAGGATCGCTTAGGACATGATGATATTAAAAAAGCAAGACAGCAAGGATTAAGCCCTGAAGATTTGTGTGGTGCTTTTCCTACGTGGGATACTCTAGTTAAAAAAAATATCTATGACGAGTCTTATCAGGAGATTACTATTATGCCTATGGACTACAATGACCTATATGATGTTTCAGATAACTGGTGGAATGAGTTGTGATGATACAGCTTCTAATCAATGAGAGTAATCTATTGCTTATGAGTAG